CGGCGTGGACGGCGGCGGTCTTGATGACTTGCTTGGCCTGGTACTGATCGGCCGCGAGATCGAGACGCGCAAATGGCTCGTGTGGGCGAAGGCATGGGCGCACGAGGTTGTGTTGACCCGTCGCAAGGAGATCGCTCCACGGTTGCGCGACTTCGAGAAGGACGGCGATCTGACGATCGTGCAACGACCTGGGCAGGACATCGTGGCTGTTGCCGACATTCTCTGCAAGGTACGAGACGCAGGTCTTCTGCCCGAGAAGAATGCCATTGGCGTCGACCGGCACGGCATCGGCGCACTCATTTCCGAACTCGAAAGTCCGGGTCGTGATTTCCAAGCCGATCAGATCCAAGGCATCCCGCAGGGCTATCAACTGATGGGTGCGATCAAGGACACCGAACGAATGCTTGCGGGGGGTGACATGCAGCATGGCGGCAGCCCTTTGATGAACTGGTGTGTCGGCAACGCGCGAGTCGAGCCGAAGGGCAACGCAATCCTAATTACGAAGGCGATCAGCGGAAGTGCGAAAATAGATCCGCTGATGGCTTTGTTCGATGCTGCGGCATTGATGGCGTTGAACCCCGAGGGGCTTGGCGCATCCTTCTGGGAAACTGAACGGACGGTTGCATGAGTTCCATGAGAAACGCAATGACGAAAGCAGCAGCGATTGCCGCTGATTTGCTGCCGGACGCCTTGCTTTTGATTGGGGCGGGCCTCGTTTCCTACGGGGCATACATGATCTATGCGCCTGCGGGTTTTATCGTGGGTGGCTCGTTCTTCATACTGGCCGGCAGGCTGGCGGCTAGGAGCATGTCGTAATGGGCTTCCTGTCACGCGGATTCGCTAGTCAGAAGGCTTTGAACACCTACGACGTGTTCAAGGATTTCATCAATCACGGCACGTCGGCGAGTGGCAAGACCGTATCGCCGAAGACCGCCATTGAGGTTGCTGCCGTGTTCGCGTGTCTGAGGGTGCGCGCCAACGGCTTGGCTCAAGTTCCGCTGAAGTTGATGCGCGAGAGTGCTGATGGGAAGACCCGCACGCCGGCCAAGGATCATCCGCTGTTCAAACTGCTCAAGACTCGCCCGAACGACTGGCAGACGAGCTTTGAATACCGCGAGATGCTGTCATTCCACCTCGATCTGTGTGGCAATCACTATTCATTCGTGAATCGTTCAAACCGAGCGGGGATCATGGAGTTGATCCCATTCGAACCAGGCAGTGTGACGGTGAAGCGGGATGAAAACTTCGGTCTCTCGTACGACGTGCGAGCCGAGAACGGCAGCATTCAGAACTTCCCGTCGAAGGCGATCTGGCACGTCCGTGGCCCGTCGTGGAACTCCTGGATGGGCCTTGAGGCTGTGCAGATCGCTCGCGAGGCGATCGGCCTGTCCATGGCGATCGAGGAACAGCAGGCACGCATCCAACGGAATGGCGTTCGTGCGCCCGGCATCTATTCGGTCGATGGCTCGCTGTCCCCGATTCAATACAAGCACTTGAAGACGTGGATTGACGAGAACATCAGCGGACCCGAGAACGCCGGCAAGCCGATGCTGTTGGATCGCGCTGCCAAGTGGACAAGCACTGCAATGACAAGCGTTGATGCCGAGACGTTGAACACTCGGCGCTTCCAAGTCGAAGAGATATGCAGGCACTTCCTGGTCAATCCCATCATGGTTTTTGCGGAGTCGAAAAATACCACGTATGGTTCGGCTGAACAGCAGTTCTTGTCGCACGTGGTTCATGGTCTGGCACCCACTTACACGCGCATCGAACAGTCAATCGACGCGAACCTGCTGACCGAGAGGGATCGTGACGAAGGGATCTATGCGTGCTTCGTTGACGAAGGGCTTTTGCGTGGATCGATGAAGGACAAGAAAGACTCCCTGCTTGGTTACGCGAACGGGGGCCTAATGACTCCGAACGAAGCTCGGGCAAAATTGGATCTGAACCCGGATTCAGATCCCGCTTCAGACAAACTGCGCATTCCCGCTAACATTGTCGGCAGTACCCCACTGGCGGAAGATCCCGAAGATCCTGCGGACCCGGAAGATCCCGCAGATCCAGTTGACCCGCAAGAACCATCGGACTCGTAAGGAGAGACGTAATGAACCCTTTGAAGACCATTTCGAAGTCCGACACGGAATTGCGTGTGGGCAACTACATGATCCTTTTCGGTGGGCGCGACCTGGCCGGCGAGTTCTTCACCAAGAACACCCGGTTCGACAGCAACTACACCGAACTGGGCATGCTGTACGAGGACTTCGAACACGGCATGGACCCCGAGGACACCGGCAACGATCACAACAATGTGCTCGGCATTGCCGATTGGAAGTCAGCCAAGGCTGACGACATCGGGATCTTCGTCGAACGGGTTCTGAACCGGCGTGCCGATTACATGCAGTATTTGATGCCGCTGATCGACATGGGAGTCATGGGCACTTCCAGCGAGGCGGTCTCGGGCAGGGTCCGCAAGAAGTCCAGCGGCGAGATTACCGAATGGCCGCTGATGCGCGATTCGCTGACCGTGACGCCGATGGAACCTCGCATGGTCACGTCGAATGTGCTCGCATCGGTCAAGGCGTTGTCCGATGTGTTCCCGAACTCCAAGTCATTGAACCTCCTTGCTCGGCGTGCCGAGTCGGGAAGCAGCAAGTCCATAATCGAGGCGATTGCATCGCTGAGTGACGTGGAAGACTACCTGCGTGATGCCGGTGGTCTGAGTCGCAACGAGGCGAAAGCTCTCGTCGCGCAAGTGAAGAACCTCGGAAAGCGAGATGCGTCTGGTGGCGATATGCAAATCATCGCCGACGCACTCAATCGTCGAGGTGCCATCCTGAAACAGCGTGAGGCTGATGAAGGGCTGAACCGCATCGCTGCTGCACTGAAAAGCCGCGGCGCAACATTGACCGCGTAAGGTCAGATTCAACCAACCTGAAAAGGAAGCATCATGGAACTCAAAGACATCGCAACCCTGATTGAAGATCAGGGCCGCGGGTGGGAAGCCTTCAAGACGGCCAACGACGAACGCCTGAAGGCGATCGAAGCCAAGGGCTACGCGCCTGCTGATCTGACCGAGAAGGTCGCCAAGATCAACACCGATCTCGCAGACATCGCCAAGCAGATGACCGAGATCGAGAAGAAGGCGAATCGTCCGCGCGCAGACGGCGGCAAGCAGGAAGACACGCCGGAACAGGCCGAGTACCGCAAGGCGTTCGGTTCCTACCTCCGCACTGGCGAAGGCGACTCGCACTCGCTGAAGCAGTCCGGCCGCAAGGCGATGAACTCCACGTCAGATCCCGACGGCGGCTACCTGATCATGCCTGAGATGGACATGGCGATCGACCGCGTTGTCGGAACCATCGGCGCAATGGCCCGCTTGGCGAACACCGTCACCATCGGCGTGCAGAAGTGGCAAAAGCTGGTCAAGACTTCCGGCATGGCCATGGCTCGCGTTGCCAACGGTGCGACGGCAGGCGAGACCACCGAGCCGCGTTACGCGCAAGTCGAGATCGAGGTGTTCCCGGCTGAAGTCGAGCCGTGGGTGCACAACGAGACGCTGGCCGATTCGCGGGTCAACCTGGAAGCGGACCTGGCAGATGAAGCCGCGATCGGTTTCGCTGAAGGCGCCAACGCCGAGTTCATCACCGGCAACGGCGTGGGCAAGGCTCGCGGCATCACCGCATACACCAACGTGGTGAACTCGTCGTACACGTGGGGATCTGTCGGCTACATCCGCTCGGGCAAGTCTGGTGCGTTCATGTCGGTTGCTCCTGCTGATCGTGTCATCAACCTGCAGCATGCACTGAAGTCGCAGTACCGTCCGGGGGCCGTCTGGCTGACGAACGACACGACGCTTGGTGTCATGCGTCAGATGAAGGACGGCAGCGGCAGTTACTACCTGTGGCAGCCGGACCCCGCCGCAGCCTTCGGTGGCCGCTTCCTGGGTTCGCCTGTGGAGATCGACGACAACATGCCCGCGCTGGCCGCAGCCTCGTACTCCCTGGCTTACGGCAACTTCAAGCGTGCCTACACGATCGTCAACCGCGCCGGCACCACGCTGATCCGCGACAACATCACTGCGAAGGGTCAGACCAAGTTCAACTTCCGTCGTCGTTTCGGCGGCGGGATCTCGAACTTCGAAGCCGTGAAGTTGATGGCTTTCGTGACCGGCGCCTGATTCGCGGTCTTCCTCTGAACTGAATTTGAAAGGAATCAATCGTGAACGATCTGCACAACAACACTCGCGTGGTGACGGCAATCGTCCCTGCTGCGATCGGCGCCAACGCCACGAAAACAGGCGTGGTGATTGACCGGCAGGGGTACGGTGGCGTCGAATTCGTCATCGGGTACGGGGCAGTCACTACCACGGGCACCGTCGTGACGGTGGTTGCCTTTGAGGGCGACGTGACCGGCACCCTGACGAGCGTGGCCGACACTTCCCTGCTGGGCACTGAAGCCCTTGCCAGCTTGCCTGCGGCAACCCCGCGGACTGCCGGCACGACCAAGGAGGTGTTCAAGCGTCTCGGCTACGTCGGCAACAAGCGCTACGTGCGTTTGAACGCGGTGCAAACCGGCGTCACGTCGGTAGGTGTTGTCGGGGCGGCGGCTGTGCTGCACAACCCGTTCAACGCGCCGACTTCGAACCCGTAATCGAGCCACGGCCGAGTGCTCACCCATTCGGCGCCGGATAAACGTAACCGGCTTTCATTCAACCCTCTGGTGAGAGAGAACCCACAAATGAAGCACGGAGAAAGACAAGTGTCACCCACGATCGACGGCATCCGAAAGGATCACGTCGAGCGCTATCAGTTCGTTGCCAAGCGGCTCGCCAAGGGCAGCCGCGTGATCGATTTCGCCTGCGGAATCGGATACGGCACACGCACGATGGCGGTTGAGGGTGCCATCGCACATGGTTTCGACATCGACGCCGAAGCGATTGAGTACGCCAAGCAGCACTACCTGTGGCACAACACCGAGTTCTACGTGGCTGACGGCAACTCGCCTGGCGAACTGGGTGAATACGATGCGGCCGTGTCATTCGAGACGATCGAACACATCGAAGATCCGCGACCGCTGCTGAAGGCACTGCGCGCCGCTGCGCCTGTCCTGTACTGCAGCGTGCCAAACGAAGACGTGATGCCGTTCTCGCCTGAACCCGGAATCACGACGGCTTTCCATTTCAGGCACTACACCAAGCACGAGTTCGCAGCGCTGCTGCGCGAATGCGGGTGGTCGGCGATGGAATGGCACGGGCAAGAAGGCCCGGAGTCAGCCGTCGAACCGAACGTGCGGGGCCGAACCCTGATCGCGGTGTGTGAGCGGTGTGAGATCGAAGACGAAGGCCCGAAAGGCAAGCATGTCGCCATCATTGCCCTTGGCCCGAGCGTTGATCAGTACACCGACATCGTGAAGCGGCAAGGCGGCCGGTCAAAGTTCTGCGATGAGGTTTGGGCGGTCAACGCACTCGGCAACGTCTTTGACTGCGATCTGGTGTTCCACATGGACGACGTTCGAATCCAGGAGATTCGCGCTGCCGCCGCCCCTGCATCGAACATCGCGGCCATGCTCAAGTGGATCAAGACGAGCAAGGTGCCCGTCGTGACAAGCCGCAATCATCCCGACTACCCGGCACTGGTCGAGTTCCCGCTTGAAGACGTGCTCAATCACCTCGGGCACGACTACTTCAACAACACGGCAGCCTACGCTGTGGCGTTTGCCATTCACATCGGCGTGACCGAACTCAGTCTATTCGGCATGGACTTCACCTACGCAAACACGCACGACGCTGAAAAGGGTCGGGCCTGTGTCGAGTTCTGGCTTGGCCAGGCGCACGCGCGAGGGATCAAGATCCATCTGCCGAAGAACACGACGCTGATGGACGCGAACACAAGCCGTGCCGCACGTCTGTACGGCTACGACACTCTCGACGTGCAGTTCGACGTGTCTCAAGACGGGGCCTTGAAGCTCAAGTTCGAGCCGCGCGCCACGTTGCCAACGGCAGCCGAGATCGAGAAGAACTACGATCACTCTGCGCCGATCGCGCAACAACACCTGGGTCCGAAGGAGACGGTATGAAGAAGTTCAAAGTCATTCTTGACTTCCGCGGCGCGCAAGACGGCGTGACCGTGACGGATTTCAAGGCAGGCGAAATCGTCGAAATCAGCGACTACCTTGCGCCGCACATCAGCGACTGGGCAGAACCGTACGACGAAGACGCGGGTGAGTCTCCTGCTCCCGTTGAGTCGGCCCGTCCGCAGATCAAGGCCAAGCGGGCCGCGCAATGAACATCGAGCGCATCGTCCAGCCCGCGGCTTTGCCGCTTGACATCGCTGCTGCCCGTTCGCAAGTGCGGCAGGACGTGTCGATCGACGATGCGGATCTCGATGCCTACATGCGGGCGGCACGTCGCTTCGCGGAGACGGCGTGCAACCGTACGCTGATCGCCACGCGGTATCGCATGACGTTGGACGAGTTCCCCGATGACGTGCTGTCGTTGGAGTTCGGTCCGGTGCTGAAGGTGGTCTCCATCACCTACCTCGACACGGCAGGCAACTGGCAGACGGTCGACAGTTCACTCTACGTGGTTGATCTCGGGACGGTCACGAGAATCGCTTTGGCCGAAAGTCAATCTTGGCCGACCGCTGATTCTAGGATTGGCGCCGTTCGGATTACCTACGATGCGGGGGATGCTGCCGCGGTCACGGTTGTTGCCGGAACAGATGTTTTCACCGTCAAGGGCGGTCTTTGGTCCACGCTGACCGTAGATGACATCGTACGACTTAGCAACAGCGGAGGGGTACTACCCTCACCCCTCAGTCCTGATACCGATTACTACATTCAATCCTTGCCTTCCGCGACTACGTTCAAGTTGTCCGAGACGGCAGGGGGTGCTGCGATCGACATCACTGATGTTGGAACAGGTACGCACTACATCGGCGCCGTGCCGGAAGACGTGCTGTCGTGGATGCGGCTGCGGATCGGTGGTTTGTACGAGAACCGTGAAGATGCACTCGTCACGCAAGGTCAGCAGATGGTGACCTTGCCGTACGTCGATCGTCTGCTTGACGGTGCCCGGATCTACTGACCATGCGGGCAGGCCAACTCCGATCACAAGCCCACATCGAGCGGCGCGGGCCGGTTCGTGACGACTATGGGCAGGAGGTTGAGCGTTGGTTGCCCATGGCTGTCGTGCGTGCCGACATCCGGTTCCCGTCCGGCATGGGCACCATCACGGCAGAACGCGAAGAGGGCGGGCGCGAGGTGAGTGCGGTGCAGTGCAGCATCCGCGTCCGCTGGCGCAACGACATCTCGTCCGACATGAGGGTCAAGATCCAGGTGGCCGGCACGCCGACCTACTTCGACATCAAGCAGGTCATCCCCGACATTGCACGCCGGCAGTTCGTTGACCTGGTGTGCGTGATGGGGACGCAGGAGTAACCATGGCGATCGACGCAGCAGAAGCCAAAGAGCAAGGCGCGTTCAAGAGCCGCGCAGAGTCGTTCACGCGGGATGAACGCTATGCCAGCGTCACGTCAGGTCTCAGTGCTGCGCTTGAGCGTCTGAACTCACCCGAGATGCTGACTCACATCCTGCGTTCGGCCGCGCATGCCGGCGCGATCGTGATGTACAACGAATTGCAAGCCAAGGTGCCCGTCGAGAAGGGCGTGCTGAAGGGATCGCTGTTTCGTTGGTTCAACACCAAGCGATCCACGCCGACCGTGCAGCGGTATCTCGTTGGCCCAAACAAGCAGGAAGCCGGCCATTGGGCGAACGTCGAGTTCGGTCATTTCCGATACAACAAGTCGCTTGGTAACGGCAAGTGGGCCAAGAGCAAACTCGCCAAGGGACAGACAGGCAAGACGAAGAACACCAAGGGCCAATGGCACGGTGGTCGTGGCGCCCTCGATGCCGCGAAGTGGGTTCC